GCGAATGCATCAGCAAAACTACCAAACCACATAGGTCTTGAAAGTATTTGATCAGGATACGATAGAGTTTTATTAGCTATATCATTTACTACTGAAGCTGTTTGTTTTAATCCACTAAACTTTGCTACTTGTCCCAAAACATTTTCCATTCTACTTACAGCTTGTCCAGAACTTTGGTTTGGATTAGCAAAGTCTGATATGTTAGAATACTTACTTTGTAAAGCATCTGAATCAAATAGTTTACTTGTTACTCCAGAACCTAAAGCAGTTAGTATATCAAATCCTAAAGCAGTATTTCTTGGGTCGGTAGATAAACCCCCAAAGTTTTTTAAAGCTCTTGAAGCTCGGGCAGGGTTTGATGCAAACACTGCAAAGTTACCTGCCAATTCTGCAATAGCTCTTGGAGCTGAAGCAAGTGCTGATTGATATCCTAATCTTTTAATTTTTTCTATAAAAGCACTACCTGCACCAGCTTCTACATAAGACTGCATAAAAACATTTTCGACTACTTCATTCATTGATTTTACTAATGCATTTGCAGCGGTAACGGACATTTTGGAAGCTTTTGGATTATTTTCTAAATCCGATTTCATTTTATTAAGTAACCCCCCAACTTGTTGTAGTGTCTGAGTCATGTAGTAATCCATGTTGGTCTGCTGAACTCCACGTATTGCTGAGTAAGATGGATCAAAACTAATTGCTTTAGCTCCAGGGGTTCTTTCTTTTACTGTGTTAGCATTGGTTGCACCATTTACAGTGTCAACATAATTTTTAGTTTTATTATTTAGTTCAGTAACCGCATCCGTCCCTGTCAGTATTACAGAATGATGACTATAATTATTTAATAAGTCTACTTGATTACCGTGCATGGTAGATATAAACATAGCTTTTTCTGCTAAGCTATTATTTACTTCGTCATATAAAGCCAGAGCTTTCTTCTCTCCTGTAGTTAAAGACTCTTGTAATTTTTCTAAACTTAACTGATCTCCTTCTATAAACTTTTCACGTAAATCCTGTAATATCTTTTCGTCTTGAGCTGAAAGTATATCTTTGTTTTTAATATCTTTAAGAGTTGCATCTACAAAAGCAAGAGCTGAAGGAGCTTTACTGTTTGGTTTACCATCTTTAAAGTTAGACAAATACTCTCTTTGCAATTGTAACATTCTAATTTTATACTTAGCTTTTACTATTGCATTTCTTGAACGCCCTGCACGAGATGCTTTTCTTGCTTTGTTTAAACCGTCAAACTCAAGAATGTTATCCGCCGCATCTATTTTAGCTGTTAGTTGTTTTGTCTTAGACTTATAAGTTTCAAAAGCTTTAGCCAGTCTACCAAAAGTATTATTGTAAATAGTCTTACTGTTAAAGTTTCCAAATATATCATCTACATTAAACAACGGTCCAGATCTTAAACGTTCTAACAAAAAAGTTCTATCGGTTGCTAAGCTTTTTATTTTTTGGTAAGCACTTCTAAGGTTTCTATATATACCTTCTTTTTTTACCTTTTCTAAAACAGGTTGAACACTTGTTTGCCTATTATTAGTATCTACTTTATTTACAAGCTTCATTGCAGCTTTAGGAACATATCCATTCTGTATATTTTTCTTTACAGCTTTCAATGTTTCAATAGCTGAGTAGTCCATTGTGCCATCTTTCTTTTGACGGGCAAGTGCTTCTATTTCTTTAGTAGTTAACTTACTTAATGTTCTGGCTAAGTCTTGTGACCTTGTATCTTCTATATTATTAATATCTTCAGAGGTAATCTTAATAGATTCTGCTTCAGCTACGTTAGCCGCCAAATCATAATCATCTGGAGTGGTTTCATTATCAATAGCAATGTTTTCATCAGTATCAACCTCAGCTTCTACTGCGTTGATAATATCTAACGCCTGTTGCAATGTTTCAGATTTTTGTTTTAAATCAAGTACAGCTTTGCTTGAACCAAACTCCTCCATCAATTGCAAGTAAGAGTTTAATTGTGCGTCTGGAATTATAGCTGGATTAAAACCAAGAACTTCTTTTAAAGAAACCTCTAAGTCTTTTGAAACCACACCTACTTTGCTCTTGATATTTTTCTTAGCTCGTTTCTGTAGTTTCTTAGCTCTTGATATTTTTTCTGCAAGATCAGCCTTAGTAAATACATCATCTACAAATTTTAAAAAGCTGTCTACTGATTTTTCATTCTTAAGATTAATGTTTGCAAAACGAGAAGTTATTGCCGATACTTTTGATTGACTAACTTTTCCAGACTTACGCAGTCCTTTTATTTCAGCTGCTATATTCTGAATTGATTTTTTATATGCAGCAGCAGATTGTCTTGCAGCTTTTGCCTGCATTTTAATCTGATCTTTAAGAGCAACTCTTTCGTTAACAACAACTTTCTTATCAGCTGTCTTACCTAAAATCTTTTTAACACTTGGTGGTCTTTTAATTTTTATACCAAACTGTTCATTAAGTTGTCGTACCAAATCATTTCTTGATACATCATCAAGCTGCTGGTATAACTTAGAGTTTTGTAAATACTGTAAGGTGTTGTCTAAAAGAATCTTTGGGTTGGTACTGTCACCAGCTTTCCTGCCCTTGGTCTTTTCAATGATATCATCTATGATAGTTTGTACACGCTGAGGATCAGCGGTAACTTGTTGCTCGGTAACATCAACCTGAATATATTCATTAGGGCTTATACCTAATGCTTCAGCATCTCTGTTTATCGCCGAGAGGACTTTACTATATAAGTTTGTTTCTTCTTGCCCTTGTTGTATGAGGCGTTGGCGAGCATTTGATAATATTTTCCTTCGCGAGTCTGTTCCGATATATTCGGAGTTAATCGCTTCAAAATTTCCGAGTTCGTATTGGACATTTTTTTCATCTAATTTTTCTAATAAAGCGGTACGTTGAGCAAAGAAACTATCATTTCTAAACTCATGTACGTCCAGCAAAGTTAATAAATTATTCGATTCATTCAAAGTATATTCATCAATACCAACTTCTTGCAGTGCATCAAAGGTGGCTTGAGGGTCTGATACTGTTATTTCTAAAGCGTCAGCATTATGCGTTGGAGACTCTATCTCAGTAGTCTCTGCAGCTATGGTTGCTTCTTGTACTTCAGGAGCTAATGCGGCAGCTAAGGAAGCATATTCTTTTGCTTGATCAAAGGTTGCATTTTGGAGTTTAACTACGTTGCTAACCTCTCTTATCTTTGTGCCAGCATCGTTTACATATCCACCAACGGATTCATCAACTTCGACTTCAACTCCTAAGTCACTCGCTAAATCAATAAGACCTTGCTTATATTGTTGGTATTGTGGAGTTTTTCTTACACCACCTGCTTCTGCTACATTATCGACACTGGTTGAAAAGAATGGAGCAACATTAATTGCTATTTCCTCTTCCGTCTGCGTCCCAATCCCAGGTTGAGTTTGGTTTTCGATTTGCGTTTCTTGACCCTGTTGGGTAAGCTCAGTAGGTTGGACGTCTCCGACTCCCACTTCTTGGCTGTCTTGGGTAGATTCTTGTACATCCACCGTCTTTGTGCTTGACTCTTGAATGGCATTTACTTTTTGTATTATTTGTTGTTCAGTTGGATCAACGATGCCATCAGAGGCTAATTGATCTACTGCTAAGTTACGAATTTCTTCAGCACTTTGTTGTGGTGATGTTTGTAATGCAATTTTTTTAGACTCCTCAAACAAAGTTTTTTGTTTTTCAATTACTTGTTCCTCAGTAGGATTTGTAATGCCATCAGCTTCTAACTGTTCTATAGCAAAGTCTTTTGTTACCATTACATTTTTTGTATCGGTATTACCCTGGTCATCTGTTACTGTAACAGATTCCGCTAAAACATTATCATACTTTTCTATGATAGCATCTAACTCTGCTTCAATATCTGAAAGTCTTTTTTTATTTATTTTAAGATCAGGATCTTTCATGTTTGCTTTTTCCTGTTCTAAAGCAACCATTTTCGCCCTATCTTCCCCTTCAATATAAAAAGGTATCTCTGTTCCTATTTGAGCTTTTTGTTTTTTAGCCTGAACAATAGCTGACAATTCTGGGTCGTTAGTTATTTCAAACTGCATGGTTCTTATTTCATCAAGAGTTGCAGTAGAAATAAAATCTAATATACCAGCTTTACTTAGCTTGGTTATGTTTCCTGAATTATCTTTAATACCATACTTAGGTGGTTTAAAAACATTTATTCCTTTTGAAACCAAATTACCCAGACCTAATTCAGATTTTAAATTATCAATTTGTGATTGGACCTTAGCTCCTTTTTCTCCTGCTACTAACTCAACAACTGTTTTTCCTGTTACAGCTTGAGGTACAGATAAAACAGAAGTTCCTTGTCCTGTTACACCTTCAAATAAAATTTCAGCAGTATCCATATCTTGACCAGATACAACTCTACCTGCAACCTCTCCAGTCGATCCACCAACACCTTCAATCAAGGCAGCCCCTAAAGCGGCTTTACCCTTCATTCCTTTTGTAACAACCTTACCTGCCTCTTTAGCAGCTTTCACTCCTTTACCAGCCAACTTGCCAGCTACACCCCTTGTAAGGCCGTCTATTGCACCAATAGCAATACCTCGAGCAGCTGATCTATTTCTTATACTTTGTAAAGCGTCTTCATCTTCTAATACCGCACGAATGCCTTCTTGATTGAAAGACAATCCTTTCTTATCTATTTCTTCTTTTAAAAATTCTGTGAACGATAAACCTGTTTCGAGAGTTGCACCTGCACCCATAAGTGCTCCTGTTATAGTTCCACCTGCACCTGTAAGTGCAGCAAGTGGACCTCCTGCTGCTCCTATAGCAGCACCTGTAGCAGCACCTGTAGCAGCACCTGCACCTGCACCTGCAGCAACCGTTGGGTTTACCATAGATGCAATTGAAGAAACAAGTAATTGTCCTAATACACTGGGATTTGAACCAGCTCCTAAAACAAAACCTAAAACACCACCACCATTATTTTCGTAGATTTTATTGAAACTCTTCATCTCATCAGACATTCCAAGACTTTCCATTTCCTCTACACTCTTAATGTATTCTTGTAAGTCTTCTTCTGATATTGATGAACCGCTTGCGTATAAGTTTATTGCATCATCAACAGTTGCACCTTGTCCAAGACCCTGTTGCCCTGCTCTCCACATATCACCAAAAAAATCAGTAACAGTATTTTTACCAAGCATTTCTTCAAGCCAGGTATCTTTTTCTCCTACCTGAACATTAGCTCCATATCTTGTTCCTACTGGATTCTCTAATTCTTTAGGTGCTGGTGGTAAACTTGATTGACTTCTTTCAAAAGGATTGATGACATCGCCTCTTGAATCTACTTCATTTTGAATTGTTAAAGACTCCGATGAACCATTCAGACCTTGAAGATCTGAAGTGGATTCCATATTTTCCTCTTGAAAAGTTCCATCGGAAACGTTTTTTTTTTTTTGAATACCTGCAGGAGTAAACTCAAAAAAATAGTTATCATCAAACTGAGTTTTTTCTCCTTTGTATAGATTCCTATCTATTAAAACCTCATAGACTAAATTTCTATACTGTTCATCTTCAACAGCAGATTTAAACTCATCAAAGCTTTTGTCTGTTAATTCTTGTTTAACCAATATATCATACAGATCTTTTATGTCTTTTCCTATCGCCATTTGTTAAAGAGGTTTATTTGCATTATACGTTTTTACAGCGGAATTTAAAACTTTTTGTGTTTCTTTCCACAGTTGTTCCGAAGTCATGTCGTAAGTACCTGTAATGGTTTTTTCAGTTGTTCTGCCATTTTTATCTTTCAAAATTAAAATAACCTGACCGCGATTTATATTACCATCAGCATCTTTTGATGCTTGAGAAGCTCTTGTTGCTGAAATATTAATATCAAATTTGTTCTTTGCAGATTCAGGTAAAACAGCATCTATTGCTATTCTTAAAGCTTTTTCAATTTCAGGACCTTCTGCATCATATCCATCATTTAAATTAACATCTAATTTTGTTTCTAAATACCCTAATGGACTTTGAGATACTCCATCAATCATAACATCAGAAGTGTAATCTACATCCTTAATAAGTTTAAATGCTATACTACCTGCTGCACCTTCTGTTCCAACACTTTCTCCTACTTTTTTGTTCTTCCTGTTGAATGCATCTTCCGCAACAGTTACGTCATCTTTATATGGATTTACAACATCATATATTTCTCTGATTATATCTGTAACAGATTTTGGATCTCCATTGTCAAACTGTGCATTTACAGTCATAACACGATCATCGAATGGGAATACAAACTTAGCTTTACCATCAACAATAACTCTTTGTATTGCACCAGTTACCTCGGGTCTATTTCCACGTTCTTTGTTATAAATATTAGAAAGTGTTGTCCCTGCAGACGAAGCTGTATTTCTATCTCCAGAAACAAGATCGTTTACTGTGGAATATAAGTTTGCTCTACTATTTATAAGTCTCTCATTTCCAAGAGTAACTGAATTTGGTTGTTGTGCTTGCTGACCTACGTCTGGTTGACTTTGTTTGATCTTAAGATCTAAACGAGACTCAATAGCACGCTTAGCTATATTACGAGCCTCCTGCATTTGATCTTCGGTTAATTGTACCTCAGGTCTGCCGTTTACATTATTATATATAATATATTTTTTAAAACCTCTCTTCTTTGCTTCTGCTTCAGATTGAACTACTTCATATCCAGCAGCAGTTAAAACTTGAAGTGCATTAGTAGAATTTAAATCATCTTTACCTCCAGTTATAACATCAATTTGATCACTCATAAACTCATCGTACGTCATGCTACTGCCATCATCGTTTGTAAGCTCACTTACTATATTGCCTTTGGCATCTCTAACTTTAGTTATCTCACCAAACAATTGTCTAAAATCTTCTACTGAAGTTACTACTCCACCTCCACCAATAGCAGAGAAAGATCCCACGCTTGAATCAATAACGGTAGCTAAGTTATCTACAATACTATCAGCAATGTTATTTGTATTTCTTCTATCAAGTTCAAATTTTGTACGTTGATTAATGTATGCTACATTTTGATACGCTTCTGGATTTGTTTTAGGATCAGGCTGAACCAATTTCCCTGAACCATCATCTTCCATTGTTACTAAAACCAGTTCACCTGTATTAACATTACTTACTACTCTTTTATTTCTTAAATCTCCAAAACCAAAAGTACCATCGTTCCAAGCTATTTCTAAATCAGATGCAATAGATGCACCATCTTCTCCATTCTTTAAACGTTCCATAGCTATCTTATACTTTTCATTAGCACTATTAACAAACTTACTTAAGTTTTTATAGCCGTCTTTTTGTTGTTGCATAATAAGCTGAAAGTCTTTTGGTTTAAGACCACCATTACGCATAAGCTCCATATTAGCCATCAACATTTCTTTTGAATATGCTGACCCGTTTATTAGGAGAGTTCCTAAAGACTGAGTATCAGTATCTGCAATTTGACTAAGGTCATCTACTGCTTTTCGAGTAGCTTCATTTATAGCTGCTTTTTCAGCCTCACGAGCTTTTGCTATTTTGTTTGCTCCGTCACTAAGCTCTTTGGCCATTTGCCCCCAATTAACTTGGGTGGACTTAGTATCCTTATCTACATATATAGAATATGCATTTGATCCTGATGGTTTTGATGTTGATTCTGCCATATACTATTACTATTGTGGTTTTGTATAAAGTCCACCAAATATACTGTAATCAAACTCTTGATTACCCCTTATTAAATTCCTGGCATCCTTACCTGAATAACCCTGCTGTCTTAAAGTATTTATTGTTTGAGCTCGAGATAAATTACCTCCCGCTGCTTTACTTACTTGGTCTGTATCAATTTCAGAAAAAAGTCTTTCTGCTCTTCCTTGTCCACCGCTTCTACCATAAAGAGGAGCTAAACTTGCTATACCTTGAGCTGCTGTTCCAACTCCAGCAATACCACTTTGTATATTAGCAGCTCTTGCTTCTAAAAGATCTCGCTCTCTCATAGATTCATCTGCCGCAGCACCAACGTCCATTTGTAGTAATTGTTGGTTAATGTTTTGTCTTGAATCAGCCTTCATTTTTCTGTTGTCATACAGAGCCTCACCCATACCAATACGTGTTTGTTCTGCACCTTGAGCTGCAGCTGCAGTAAGGTTAGCAACTCCTCCTACTAAATTACGAGTATCTCCTTCTTGAAGAGCTTGAATTGTTTGTTGTTGTCCAGCAATATTTTGTCGATACTGTTCTCCAAACGCATCTAAAGGAACGTTAAGACCTGCATAAAAATCTTTTTCAGCTTTTTGCCTGGCATCTGCCATAAGTTTTTTCTGATCCTGTGCTGCTTTGTTTGCTGCTCGTTTTTGTTTAGCAGCATCAGAGAAAGACATCCCTGCACTTGCTAAACCTGTACCAATACCTATTACTGCTGCTGTTGTTACTGCCATATTATAATACTTTTATCATTTCACTCGTATAACTTGATGCTTCATTGTAACCTAATTTTTTATAAGTTTCAATTAAAGGTTTGTTTTTTATAAGTGCATACGAGTATTTAAACCCTTTTCGTTTAGCAACTTCAGTTATTTGTGTTATTAACATCTCAAGTGCTTTTTTTCTTTTTATTCTGTCCTTGTAACTTAGGTTTGATATAATCCAATCACACCAAGCTACATTAGAATTTGTTGTATACATAAAGCCTGCACAAACAGGAACATTATCGTCATACACTATATACCCTCCTGTACCATTCTCTGGTAAAAAATCTTTTACGGGAGGAGTCCATCTCCAGTCATGCCACCACTGACATAATATATTTTCATAGTCAGTGTTTTTTAAAGGCATTACATTTAATTTCATTTAAAGCAAAGATAATAAAAATCTATGGATAACTTTTCATGATATTACTTCCTACCGCAAACAACTCAACTGCAGTCGTATCGCTGTTAACTAAAGTAAATTCCATATAGTATCCACGCATCCCATAACTTTCAGCAATAGTGTTATTGGTAAACATTAAAAAATCATTAGCTACAGGTGCAACAGCTCCTGCAATTGTTGTATCTAAAGTAACTGTTTGATTTCTTTTATCTACTCCAGTAACTAATCCTGCAAGTATAGGAGCAGATCCATTAGTTAAAACATACATAGTAGCCCCAATAGTTATAAGGTTACCAATAGGGTTTCCTATAACACATAGTGTCGCATTAGCTGGCCCACTTACAGCTGTAGTTACACCTAAACCATTTGTATATCGTAAAGCATAATTTGTAATACCAGTGTTGTGTCTTACATAACCAAACCATTCTCCTTCTTTTTGTTTAAACTCTAATTTGTCAACATTACCTTGGCTTAGATCTGTAATTAAAGAAGTACAATCCCACGCCGCATTGCTTTCAAAAGAAAGAGTTTTGAATAACTTAATAGTTAATGTTGGCTCAGGATTAAAAGCACTTATAACAGTAGAATTAAACTGTTGCCCATAATAATTATTTCTTGTCTCATTAGTGTTATGACGAAATAAATTTGCCCCAGAAAAAGTATACAGAAAACCATTCATCCCCTTAATATACTCAGGAAAATAAGTATAAAAGGATGGCCAACCGTCAGCACTTTCGCTGTATGTTAATGTAAATGAATTTGTTAATGATGGTGCTGGCATATTTTATTTATTTATGGTGATGTACATGTAACTTTTGAAATTACCACTCCGTTTCTAACGCCTAATGCTTGACCGCTTATAACATAATATAATGTAGATGATGTATCATTTAAGTACGTAGAACCATCAGACGTTGTAAAAACAAAATTACCTATATCAGGGATTGTATTGGTATCAGCAGTAAAACTTCCTCCTGAAAAAGTTGCATTACGTGCAAAATAATAAGTTTGTGATGCAGTTGCACAAGCAGTAGTAAGGCCACCAGTTGATGCAACCCAAGAAGGTAATGTTATTGGGCATGATAAATCCCAATTAAAAGCAGTACCACACATTGGTGCATATATATCTACAGTAATTATAGTTGGAGTTAATTGTGATTTAGGAATTACAGCTGTAAATGCTGGTGAATTTGGCGTTGACGCATCTGTAGCAAAGCCTATTTGTGAACTCGCTACAGTTATGTTTTGAAAAGTATTTTGAGCTACATAAGTATTACTTGAAATATTGTAAATATAATTTTCTGCTTGACCTCCAACAGTTGGACATGATACTCCAGACCCATTATAAGGACTATCAGAAAGTAAATTAGAATTTTCATTTCCTAAATACGTTGGTAAATTTGTCCCTTGATTTCCAATACCAGAATAGTCTACAGTAGTTCCTCCTCCATCTACTAAAGTTACTCCGTTATGATTATCTTTTGCAGTCCATCGGTTATAATGAGTATTGTTATATGTTATATCAACTCCATCAGGAATTACAGCACCCCAATAACCATAAATAACTACAGCTCCTATATCATTAGCAATATCTACAGAAGCATTAAATACTCCGTTTTGATTACTAATAGCAGCTGATACACCTTGTCCACATGCTACAGCACAGCTATCGCAATCCTGTGCATTTAACAAAATACCGTTTAATTGCTGTCTTATAATTCCTGCATTTGAATAAAATCCATCAGCGGCAAGAGTAGTTAAGGCCACATCAGTAAACACAGACGTAGCTGTAGCAAAAGATGTTCCGTTAAAATAATATATTCCTAATTGTGCCATTTTATTTAATTAATTAACAATTATTTATTTGTAATACAAGTCCATTTGCTCCAATCTCCATGTATTGAGTAGCTGATATTTTATAAAAACCAGTCTCTAAAACATTAGGTGTTCCAGAAAGGGTATCTTCACAAGTTGAATTTGTATAAACAATACTTCCAACTATAGGTAATAATCCACTTCCATTATTGTGGTAATAAGTATTACTTAAAACCAAATTACAAACTTCCGCTGCTGTTTCTCTCGAAGAACTTGCTACAAACGAAACACAACTCCATGTACACACACAACACGCATCACTTGCTGATGTTGCGTCAAAACACAATTGCTGTGCAGAAATAGTTCTTAAATCATATATTACATATAAATACTGATTATTTGTAGGCAAATTTAAGGTATTTATAGTAGTTTGGTTTATAGCATTAGTTGGAGAAGTTACATCACCGTTTGGTATAGTTGTAGCTGCAGCTAATAAAGCAGCTACATCTGTAGGAGTATTTGCATATAAAGTGTTTGAAGATAAATATTTAAAATTATCAGACGGATAACTAAAATCGTAAGTATCAAAGTTTACTTTATTAGTTCTAATAGTAAATTTTACACCATTATAAGGGAAAGTTCCTTGTGACCTAATTCCTGTTTGAGAACTATACAAACTAAATATGGTATCGATATTACCAAAAGTAGCTAAGTCACTGTCTACAGGACTAATTGAAGTTGTGTCAGCCCAGCTATATTCAGCATGAATAGTCTCTCCACTCTGTGTGTTAGAGTTAATTACACATTTAATAACCGTTATAGGAATTGAATCAACACATTTTGGTGTAACACTTCCAGTAGCTGTAGATTGAGGAGTAATTTTTATAGTAGCTGTAGATGGTGTTGAAGAAGTTTTACTCCATGTAAAAGTTCCACTACCACTCACAGTCCCCGAACTATATGTATTTCCGTTCCACAGAACTTGTATAATTATACTTCCGCTATTAAGATTATAATCTATATTAGAATCACCTATTAATAATCCAAAATCATATTGATATTCAATTACATCGGATGATAATTGATTTTCAAAATTCAATTCATTATTACACTCTAATATTGGTTTAGGTACGGGTACTGAATTTAAGTTTGTACCAATCACGTACTCATCCATGTATGGATCGTATCCGCCTATTTTTTGTGTGTTTAATTGAAAATTAAATTGATCTCTAAACCAAGACCTCATCCCCAAATCAGAGATTACTCTTAATCTATCATTTGTAGAATTTCCAACAAGCTCTATTACAGCTCCTCTTTTGGTGTCTGTAAAATAAAAGTAAGGTCCATAATTAGCAAAGCTTTCTGGGTTATAACTTATTCCATATTCTTCTACACGAGCAATTTGAGTTCCTAAAACTTGAGGTACAGATACAATAGCTCCTCCTCCAGTAGAGTCACTAATAATATTTTTAGAAGCGAGCACATAACTAATTCTGTCTTCCTGTAAAGTTAAAATATCTGTTTCTCTTGCAAACAATAATTGTATTGGTCCGAATGAAGTTTCTAATGTTTTAAAATTAGCTAATCCTAAATTAAATTCATTTAAGTTATTAACTCCTGAATTACTACTATATATTCCACTGTAAGTTAAATCTGCAAAACGATTTGTTTCTTTAAAATCTTGCTCTGATACTGCCAGTCCTCTCTGACCCATAACTACAGATCTTCCCTCAATCCTGTCTAAATATTTGTAACTTTCTACTCCATTACCAAAAGTATAGCAATCCATAAAGTCAAGAGTTACAATTGCAGGTTGACTTGTTGTTTGGTTTTGATCGCCAGCGTCAACGTTCCCGTCAGACTGGTGTAGCATAAATCCTGTTCCTGCATCTCTTACTAACGAAAGTGCTTTTGAAGCATCATAATAAATATCTTCATTTGCATCGGCTGGTTGTGTTTCAAAAACTAATACTGAATTAGCCCTTTGAACAACTATTTCAGCAGTAACCCTCATTGGTTTTTTTCTTCTGTTTGTTCCTATTCCTCCACATCTGATTCCAAACCATAAGGGGCTTGATGAATCTCCTGTAACTGCTTGTATAAATTGAAAGTTCATACTAAAAATACCGTTACAAATAATTCCTCCAGCTCTGTCATATGTTCCAGTACTACCACCTACGTTAGGATCAATACCAGACCCCGTAGGTTGAGCAACAGTTGAGCTGTAAAAAAATTGTGGATCAGTTCCATCAGTACTGTCTGCTGTCAAATCTATATTAGAATTATTCCAAAAATCCCGAAAATCATTATAATTTTCTGATGCTACAACTTGACCCGAAACAAACCAAGTTCTTTTAGGACTATTATTGAAAAGGCCAAAGTCTGCTTCTCTATTAAATTCAAATTTAAAATCTATTATTGACCCTCCAGGTATGTCGTAATTTGAAGTTGTATTTGCAGTAGAATCAAATGTAAATAAAGGATAAGACAACGCCCAAACATTATTACATGTATCCTCACTTTTTGATGACCTTGATCTTTCTCCGTAATCAACTACAGCATCATCAGCAATTTCAATAGAAAAATTAGAAGCTTTTAGCTGCATATAAAGACCAGGTAATTGTTCAGAACTTGATCCAAGCTCTTGAGCTCCATTTAAAAAATCAGAACTTTGAGCCTCTACACCAAGGACAGTGGTTTCAACTAAAGATGTTAATGCACCACCTGTGTCTCTTTTAACAATAAGCCTATCTCCTGTTCTTACTTTTTGTTGATTATCACCCTCTAATTTAAAATGAGTTACATTATCAAAAGGATTTGTATAAAAGAAATTAGAGTAAACAGTTTCATAATTTGTTTTACTTGGTTTAACAACAAACTTATATTTTGTTGCCCAAGTAGGAGCATAATTATTTATAGTTGCTTGTATAGAATTTTTATTTACACTGTCTGAAGCAGGAATATAAATAGTATTATACTCTGAAACCAAAACAGTTGATGCCCTGGCATATTCATCCATATATACAATGCCCGTTTCAAAATCCCTGTTACTGTGTAAAGTGTTTTTATTTGTGTCAGAACTAAACTCTATTCTAAAGCTTAAGAATCTAAAGTACTCATATATGTCACTGACCACACTCGAGGTAGTATTTGTATACTTCATAGCCAAAGCCTGTAAAGTAAACGTTGTTGAACCAGGAGTTGCTACTATTGCAAAACCTTGTTGTGCTGTAGCGTTTGTAATGCTACTAACTTGTTTGGTGAAAGCACATGTAATTTGTGGTGGAACTAATGCAGCGTTAAATTTATCAGTAAGAGAAAACCCAGCTGCAGCTGTAGCAATTGGTTGGAAATTAACTCCTTCTATTGTACCTATTGCATTTTCAAAATCTGAAGAAGTTACAAAATCATATACACTTGTATAGTTTTGAGTAAGAGTAATTGAAATACTCAAAGAAGTATCTGCACTCGCAAACCCAGCATTAGCGATATAACACGGAGTTGTTGTTGTTCCGTTTATCAATGCATGCTGTAACCTAATGTCAAATGATACCTGAGCTCCAACTATTAATTGGTTTTCTATATCTGCAAATTCTATCGTAGCTAAGGAATTTGGAACACTTGTAGTAGTAGAGGGGTTTATTGTATAGTTTACTCCTGTACTAAATATTGGTGATACTACATTTTTAAAATCTAAGGTTTGAGCAAGATGAGCTGTTGAAAAATCTAATGGAATTGTTTGACCATTAATGTTTTCTATATTAAAGTTGTCAGTGTAATTACCATAAATTAATCTGTTGCCCATTATTGTTTGGGCTTGTGCTTTTAAAGGAACATTATCGTATAATCTTAATAATTCATCAGCTCCAATAACAGAGTATATTTTACTATTAGTAAAAATATATTCTTGTTGAGAATTGTCTGCCCAACCATAATCTTGTTTTTTAAATCTTTCAATAACATAAATGCTATTTGTGTTAGAGTCTTTATATAACAAATCAATTTGTGTAACTCTTTCACTACCCGTACTAAATTGAATTTTAGCTGCATTAAAGTTATTTTGCATACCAGAATTATCATAAGTTTTGGTATTAAATAAAAAGTTTGAAGGTTGAAAAGCAGGGAGACTAAATAAAGAAGTTGCACTATATTCATTATTAAGGTATCTATATCTATATGCAAAGCTTACAAATCTATTCTCTAAATAATTTTGTCCTCCAGCTGCATTTATTAATTGAAATGTAGGTGCTGAAAGAGGTAATGTTCCTGTAGATGTTTGATCTTCAAATCCTGGTGGTTTTAAAACAACAGATATATCTTCTTCTTCAATGCCGTCTACGTTTCCTGTTGGATAATCATAATTTGAATTTACGTTAATTCTTCTGGGAGGATTTGTACCGTCAGTAAAAAGCAACAAGTTTTCTATTTTATTTACTCCTGTTATTAAAAAATCTGGATTAAACTTTAAAACTTTTAATGTTATGACATGATATCTTAATTGGTTATTTGAAGTATTATATGATACAATCATATCTACAACATTATCTTGAGCTACAGGATTTGCTGGATCGTGAACAAACCAATACATAGTTTCAAATTGACCATCATCAAAAGCTCCTAAACATGTAGCTGAAGAAGATAAAGGTTGACCTCCAAAACTTAAAGTTGTTAAAGATGTGTTTCCCTTTGAGTTTTCTACAGCTCCTATTTCAGTGTTTTCTGTTGATCCCAGCCTAACATTTATTGCATCTACATATTCACCTGGTGGAAGAAGTCTTTCATCCACAGATTTATTCATTCGTCCTGCAATAAAATTTGTGTTAACTATTGGCATATTATTTTATCCATTTATCCTGACCTCTTAAATTCATTAAAAGACGACCAGGGTGTATGTTACTTAATCTTAATTTAGCGTTTCTTAAAAGAGATGATTTGTCTTTTCTCGCACGATTTACTATGTATTCAGAAATCCCAAGTCTCCCGTTCAAAATAGAATATCTTATATATGCATATATATACTCTTCAAATAATTTATTCAAACTTACAGAAGCATCGTCTCCATTTTCCATTCCGTCTGAAATATATTCTAATACTATTGATATTGCTCCTCCCGTAGAACTAAAATTTATAACTCCAGCTTTTTTATCTATTTTAAAAGTAGGGTTAGCGTTAGCTGTCTCTGTGTTTAAACCAAATCGTGCTCCTATATGGTAATCAAAATACCAACACCCATCAATACAATATCCCTCTTGACCATCAAATGGACTTCCTGAGTTTAAGTAAATACTTTTAGCACCGCCTTGAATCCTGGCTAAATCTAATTGGCTATCTTGAGGCCTTAACACATTACCGTTTTGATCAAACAAAAGATTAGCTTGATTATCCTGTAAGTATGCGTCAGAAAAATTAGTTTGTATATTTTCAGTTAATGGATATAATAATCCATCTTTCCATTGTGAAACCCTTACCCAACTTACAAAGTCAGAAGGTAAAACAAATCTATAATTAGAATCTATATCTAATTGTAAAATTTTTATCTCTTTTAAAGCATCATAATTTAATTCCTGTATACCACGTTTAGCGTGAAATAAAACTTGAAATCTATTTAAATTATTTACCAACTCCATATTCCCTTGATATATAAGCATAAAGTTATTTACGATATCTTCTAAAGAAATATATTGATAAGAACCCCAGTTTTCATCGTTGGGATTAGTGTTGTTATTTGTGTAGTATTGATATTGATTTATATATGCCATCTTAACTTGTTTCTTGTGTATCTAATGATTCTTCTCCTTGTGCAAACGTAACCACATCTCCTTCTCTAATTTCTACTCCAGCATACTGTAATATTTTTGCTACTAAATTAGGTTCATCAGATAAAGGCAATTCAAAATCTTGATGTAATGCATCACTTGGGTTATATATCGGATCTTGTCCTGAAGTATCAAGATAAGTCCAGTTTGGTTCAAATGGATATCTAATATATTGACTAACTATTTGACCTTGTTTATTTATAGTTATCGGATAAATTTTTCCTCTTGTTGCATCTTGAATATATGCTGGATAAGTTAAGGTTGGTTTAGTCAGCAGTGAGTTATTAAGCATTGTTATCTTAGTATTAGTAACCTTTTCTGCTTCCTTCAAAATTTCCGAGTCATAAATATTGTAATCAATCCCTACTGCATTTAAATTAGTATCGTTTATTTGAATTTGTGTTTCTGAAGTAACTTGTTCAACTACTGCATTAAAAGGTAGTCCACCTGATATATAACCAACAACATCACCAGTTACAACACCATCTGTTATAAAAGTAGCTCCTGAATCAATAAGTTGATTTAGTGGAGCTTGAGTTGCTGTAGTTGATCCAGTTGATCTTATTTTTTGATAAACTAATATTTTATTTAATAAATAATAGTCACTTCCGTTTAAAGCGAAAGTTGGTAACGTATAATTACTTACCGTTAAACCAGCAGTACTCTCATTAAGTAAAGGAGCAGTTATACTAAACGTATCTATAACCTCTTCCAATCCTTTTAGAATATCTGCATAACCTGTTCCTGAAGTACCTTGAACTTGTCTAACAATCCAGTTATTATAATTGTAAAAATAATCCTCAAACAAATCCATTTGAGCTTGTAAGCAATACAAATTAAAATCTTGAGGAGAAAGGTAACCGTAGTTATTTTTATTAAGTACAGCAAGTACCGTGTTTCTTACAGAATTAATCATGAAATTTATTTTTTACAAAGATAACAAAAAAAAAGAGGCTACTTTTTTTGTAGCCCCTTGTAGTTTTAGTTAGGTTTTATAAAGTATTATACTTTAGCAACCTCCAATATTAAACTGGAAGGCACATCCCAAGAATACTTTACTAAAGGCCATGGTTGAATTAAAGATGCAGTAACTGCGTCTTCAAAACCATCTCTCATCTCCTCGTTACCTGCAGCAACAGCTGCGTGAGTAATCTTGATTGCAATTCCACTTACTCCACAATACTGAATATTTACTTCACTATTAATTGGATCGGCAGCTGCATTTTCTACAATAACTACTCCGTCAGAAGCAATTAGTTGTTTAGAAGATGATGTAGCTGAATATACAATATAGTTTTTACTATTACCTACACCAGTTCCTGAAGCAGCTCCAATAGCTACTAAAGCTAAAGTGTTTGCGTTTACAACATTAGTAACAGTATACATTCTGTCATCAGAAGTGTCATGCACAACATCACCAACATTTACTACGCCACCTGTAAAAGTAGCAGAGCCATCTTGTAACTCAAGGTTACCTGTTTCGTCTACTGTCGTAGTTCCAGTTGCGACCGTGTCTTGAACTTTGACTTCAACGTATTTTTGCATAGTACTATACATTACGATATAGCGATTCCGCTAACTGCACTGCTTGGGATATAATCCACTGCTACTGAAGTCCAACCTGTCGCAAGGGCTGATACAATAGCTGATTGCACTTCATCTCTCATTGTTTCACTGCCTGATGCCAATGCTGCGTGAGTAATAGTTACTACTTTACCTGAACCATAAGCTAAGGTTACTGTTGTTGTAGAAGCTTGTTCTACTAATTTAACGTCCAGTATTGAAACAATTTGTTTTTGCTCATTAGTTACTGGGATTTGTAAAAATTTTTCCATCTTTTATAAAAATAATATGTTATATGAGATTATTCTCTTTGCAAATATACAGTTTATTCGTTAGTAGATTTTAAGCGTTTAACTAATAATTTGTAAGTTTCTAAACCTTCATCACCTTGGAAAAAAGAAGCTACTATATAATATGCATCTTCACCAAAAGGCACAGTTAATAATTTAGTTTTATTTTTAGGTAAGTTAAAATATACGTCTTTTCCGTTGTTCTTAAATACTAAAAATGAATTGTTAAAAAATTGAACTACATCGTTCGTTAAATCTAACATAGGATCATTAATTGTTTCTAAAAAGTCAAACGGATTGTTTTGAGCGTAAACTAATACATCTCTTCTAATTTCAATCGTACTCATTCTATCTACACCTGCCCCTATAAGAACTCTTGCTACAGCTAAAAGCTTGTCGCCTTTTAATCCTTTGGCTACTATTTGTGCGTCCAATGCTTGTTCAACAATTTCAAGTTCTTGTGAAGCATCTCTGGCTTTATCAATTACTTCATACACTCTTCCGTTTGAGGGATGATAATGTAAAAACTCTTGTAGCACTTGATTTTGTTTTGGAACAAAAAGCATACCGTCTTCAAATACTATAGGCTCTAAAACAGCATTACCATCTTGTTCATCTTCGAATGGAGTTTTTTGATTACGTGCATAACGCAAAGGTCTGTTTACTCCTTTGTCTTCGTCAAAATATAATAAAGGGGATCTTTTTGAATGGCGTGATGCCAACATATAACTTAGTGGGGCTTTCTCTCCGATAAGCCTGTAAGCTTTATCTATAAATTTTTGTGTTTTTTTCATTTGATATAATTTAATTTAAAAAAAAAGAGGGTTACTAAGAGAACGTTTACATGTATGCCGTTTACCCTCCTTTTAAAATAATTACCCTCGTTATTACAACGAGGGTAAATATTACTACTTATTATGCATCTTGAAATAAGAAGAAGTTGTTTGCTCCTAAAACACAAACAGCTCTTTCAGTCAAGAAGTTTACTTCCATAGCATCTAAAGAAGATGTTTTTGCTCCACCAGCAGAACCAGTGATCCAAGTCTTGTATCTTCTATCTTCAGTTTCAGAAGCTCTGTAACGAACATGTAAGAAAGGACGCTTAGCATTCTTTCCTAAGATTTGATCGTAAACTGTAGTTGAACCAGCAGGAACTAACATTCCGTTAATTGCTCCACCTACAAGACCACCTCTCATTGTCGGGTCGTTCAGATATTTCCAGTCAGACTTGTAAAAGTCATAACCTCTTCTAAATCCTGAGAATCCAAGATTTAAAGCCATCTCTTCATCATTGTCAAATAAACCATATGAAGTACCACCAGCTCCGTAAGAGTTTTGTGCTGCTAACATATCGTCAATGTCAAATGAAAAGTCTCTATTTACAAAAAGAACATTTTCTTCAATAGCTCCTTGCTTGTCTAATCTTTGGATAATAGAATCAAATTCAGCAAGAGTTGTTGGATTACCTCCACCAAATACATTACCTCTTTGTCCTACTACAAAGAATACACCTTCAGAACCATTTAAGTTTGCTGCAGACGCACCAGCACCAACTCCTTGGAAAAAGTCTCCTGCTCCAGAAGTAGCTTCTGCAGGCACAGCTTCAATCATAGCTGTCTCCATATAGTCTTCAAAACGTAATCTTGTGTCATGCTCAGATTTTAAATACCATAGGTATCCGCTTACGCCATCTTCACCTGATACTTCGATCCATCCGATTTGAGCCATATCAGAACCAGAAACAGAATACTTGTCTTTGATAATGATTGGTTTGTTATCGAAAATAAAATCGTCAGATTCATTAGATCCTACCATACCATCAGTTCCTTTGTTAAATTCAGAACCATAGATAAAGATATCACACGCTACACCAGCTCCCATTACTTGTCCGCTTGCTTCATAGTAAGCAATTGTTACAACGTTTGGCGCACCAGCTGTAGGTGCTACTGTAATTACACCTTTGTTGGTTAAATTTGAACCAGGTGTTTTGTCAGAGATCATTACTGTTTGTCCAACTCTTAACGATGCTGTGTTAGGTGTTCCACCTAAAGCAGGGTTAAAGTTAGAAACATTGTTTGGAATAGTCCATACTGCTGATCTTGTTCCTGCACCAGCTGCTGATCCAGATGTGCAATTTTGATATTTTACATGCAATCTTCCTTGCTCAGCCCATTTGATAAGGTCAGAGTTAGAAGGCATTTCAGCTCCTACCAATCTTAGGAAGGAGGATACGCTTCGATTACCATATCTTTCAAACTCTTTTTCATAAGTGTCAGGTAAATACTGATTTAAGAAATTGAAGTCTGTAATATAGTTGCTTTCCAACGGCACTTGTTGTGCTGAAGGTTGTAAGTCGAAACCAGGGGTTACATTTACTGCCATTTTTTTAATTTTTAATTGTTAATTTTTTTTAATACTTCTAATTTTGAGTCCTCTTCCGCTACTACTGTCACCAATTGGGCGAATCTTTAAACCATCTTTTGTTGATAGCTGTGGCGATTTACGTACATCCATATTAATGTTTTTGGATTTACGTGTAACATCATCCACTGCTGCTGCAACACCTTGGTCATAAAAGAACTGAGCAAACTTTTCTGGATTCATTGCAACCGATAAGGCTTTATGGTATCCATTTGCATCTGACATTAAACCATCTTTGTTAATGTATTTATTTACAAAGTTGTTTACGTCTGACTGCTTGTTCATCAATTCATCTGCTGTACCTGGTTTATAATTAATCTTTTTTTCACCAACCTCAAATTCAAAACCTTTGAACTCATTGTTAAACACTTCTTTAGTGCGGCTTAAAAAGTAATCATATCGCTTTTCATTACTTTCAGCAATTGTTTTTGATTCCTCTATATACTTATTATAGTCACTTAATTTTTTTTCCTGATCATCAGATAATCCATCCCTGCTTGACTCAAGAGGAATTTTATATTTATCTTTCTGTTCAGTAAAAAACTTACGTGCCTTAGCAAGTTCTCTTTTTTTAGCTAATTTTATTTTTCTAATATCTTTTTCATCATCATCTTCATCATATCCAAACTTGTCATCCATTAAGTCTTGAATATCAATAGCATCCAAACCTTCTTCTTGAATAGACATATAATCAGCTATCACTGCGTCTTCTTCCATGTTATCGTAGTCTTTTTGTAATTTATAAAAGTCTTCGATTCCACGACCAGTTTCTTTTTTATACTCAAAATACTTTAAAACATCTTCAGGTAATTTTTCATTTGATTCTTTGGTCTCAAATAATTGATCAACTGATTCAATGTCTTTATTGTATCTTTCTTTTATATATGAAAGAACGTTATCATCATTTACCCCTGATGATTCAGGTATATCTTTAGAAGTATTTTCAACTTCTTTAGTTTCAACTTCTTTTGCTTGCTCTGGAGCTTCTACCTTTACTTCTTCTACTTTATCTACAGGTTTTTCCTGAGATGTAGTTTCTTCGTGTTTTTGCAGTAACTGCTCTTCTATTTCAGCTTTAGATTTTTCATTTCCACTAACTTCTTTTACTTGTAATTTCATTTGATTTAATTTTTAACAAAGTTAATACTTATTTAATTATATATTTTAGCTGTTCAAATATTACAAAAACGTCTTTTGGATTCCCATTGGACTTTTTTTGATTTACCCAACATACTTTTTCTACTAACCCTTTTATTAAAATCTTCTCTTGCTTGATTTAATTGTGGGCCTGCTGTTTTTTGCATCATTTTTTTATATTTTTATCAAGAACTTTAGGACCTCCTTTTTTAGCTAAATGTTTAGCTGCAAATTTGCCAATTTGTTTAGCGCCACTTAAAATTTTTCCGCCGCCTATCCATCCTCCGCCTACAATGCCACCTTTCATTTTTGGCTTGGGAAGAGGTTTAAGATTTTTAGCATACTCTTTTAGTTTAGCTTTTTGTGCCTCTGATTGTTTTTTTGTTATTAGTTTTTTACGAGGTTTAGTAGGAACGTTTGTTACAGTACGTGTAGACTCTTTTGCTATCGCAGCAGGTCTTTGTTTTTTTCTTTTTTTCTTATCTAATTTACTCATATTATCTTGGGTTAAATTCTGCTAAATCAAAACCATCTAAACTATCTTCATTAGATTCAAAAGTTATTGGAGGTAAGTTTCTTTTTCTTTGCTCAATCATTTTAGATTGTTGCGAGTTAGCCATAGTAATTCTATCTGACTTACCTTTTTCTTTAGCTTGTTCACGTAAATCAATTTGTTTTTGTTCTAAACCTCTTAGTTGCATATTATATGCAAATTCAGTTTCCATTAGTTGTGCTTTTAATGCAGCTTCGTTTTTAAGCTTTTCGATATCCATAGCAACCTCTTGTTGTTTTAATTGCATTTTACCTTGGATTTCCATTTGTGCTTTTTGTTGGTCAGCTTGAGCCTGAGCCATTATACCAGCTTGCTGTTGTTCAGCTTGTGCTGCTTGCTGTTGTTGCATTTGTTGCATTTCTGCATCCTGCTTTCTTTTTCTTTTTACTTTTAATAATTGGTTAGCCATTTTTAAATTATGGATTTCTCTAATATCAATAGCGTCTTCTAAGCTTATATCATTTTTAGATAAAGCCATTTGTATGTTTTGTTCAAGCATTTGCTTTTGTTCTTCATCAGGAGACATTTCTAAGAAAACACCAAAATCATATAAATAGAAATCTTTTAAGTCTTCTAATATTCTTAAATTGTATTTACCAATCTGCATTGCAAATTGATTTTTAAATGAAGAATATTCTAAAATATCTGCAGTTCTTATAACTACACCTTCTGCTAATCTTTTAGTCATATACAAACTACTGTTTAATATATGCCTTGTAGCAGTATTAGAACTAAGAGCTGCAAGTTTTTGAACACCGACTAAAGCATCTGGATTAGGACTTGAAGCATCTCGTGCCTCATTTAATCCTGTGACTGTTCTAATCATATCCATATAATGATTATAGTTACCTATAAGCATTTGAAGTTTTCCAGCACCACTACTTGAAGTTAATTGCTGAATAGGTTGTCTTGCATTATTAAACTCTCCATCTTGAGTATAAGATCTACCAACTACAGAACCTGTTTGGAAGTAAAGTCTTAATGCATCTTCTGGGTTGTATGCGTTTCCTGTTCCTAAGTCAACTTCATTTAAACCATCAGCATCAATAAAAACTCCATCAGGGACAACACGTGAAACTACTTGTTGTATTTTTAAATGTGTTATTTGTATTAAGTCTGCAAAAGGAATCATTCTTCTAACTAAAGACTCGTAAACTCCTTTATACATTCTTGGCGCACAAGCCACATAATTAGGCATTGCATGTTGAGATGCAGACTTAGGTCTTACCATATTTTCTGCCAGCTCCCATTTTAGCATAATATTAGTACCCATAACCATGATACCATCATACCAAACTTCTATATTTTTTTCTATTCTTTCGAATTTACCTTCCTCTTGCATTTCTGTTGGAGGATTAAATTCATCTGTTTTACTTACTACTTTAAAACTTCCGTCCGCCATTTCTTTCTTTTTATAAACAAAAGAATGAGTCGTTTTATAATTGAAATATAATAAAGTAACAGTGTCACGCATAAACATACTATTCTCATAGTACTGTGCGTTATTATAATAGTTGTACCAAGATTGACTATACTTGGATATAGTTTCCATTTCTTCATTAGTAATATCAGGATTTATTTTGACCAACTCTGACATTGGTATAGTTTTAATTTCACCCCAATAAAAACAATCTTTAAAATAAGGATCTTCTGTATAGCTATAAACAACATTAGCTGGATCAACATAATCTAATTGAACACCTTGTCCTGGCAAGAATTGATGTTTTGCCATACTAACTCCAAGAGTCATTAAATCGTAATCACATCTTTTTCTAATTTCTTGATATTGGTTTTTATTTAAAATCGTATCAATTGCTTCTTCTGCAGCTATCTCTATTGCTGGTTTGTACTTCATTTGCATAAACAACTGAAGTTCTTCGTCATCATTAGGAAGTTCAGATTCTTCTGTTTGAAAAACATTAACTCCAAAGTCTTGTTCGATTTGTTGAAATAAAGGTCGAGCTATCATCTCACCTTCTATTTGTTTTTGAAACTCATTTCTTTTTTCAGCCGACATTGCGTCTTCCGCAAATGCTTTTACTTTAAAAAGTCGGTCATTCAATCCATTGACTACTATGTCTACAAATTTGGGAATAACAGGAACTGGTGTCCAATCTAAATTTAAGTAACTTAAATCTCCGTCTACTGCAATTTCGTTTTTATATTTAGATACAGATTGTTCTCCACGAGCATAAAGTCTAAGTCTGTTAAACTCTCCCCATTGATTAAAAAATCTACATGTACTATTATCTTTTCTAAACCACTCGTACTGTATCGCCTGCCCTACTTGTAGGCCGTACTCCATGGTATCTTTTTGTGCGTCAGTAACAAACTGATCAGGAAAAGCGGCTTGATTAATTTGTATATTTACCTCTTTCATCTATTATTTATTCTACTGCGAGAATCAGTGTTGTTATATGTTGCAAATTTAATGCTTATTTTCGTCTTTTCTCTTGACGGTGTATATAAGTGTTTTTGGTTAGCCATTATAGCTAATCCAGAGCTTATAGAAGCATCAAATTTTGTTCTATTATTTATGTCAAATTTTGCCCAATCTTCTAATGTTCTTTGAAAATAAGTATCACCCATATCTCCTTCTGTTCTATAAATACCACCCATATCTAATCCTACATATTTTTCTATATACGACTCAATAGCAGACGCATGTGATTGCTTTACATCTTCAGAAGTGTTTGGTATACCTCCTAATTCTTTTTCAGTCTTAGAAAGCTTAGAGTAAGCTTTATCTGGTCTATTAAGACAAAAGCCTCTATACCCTCTATTCTTAAAATGATATAACAAACGAGGTTTATTATTTTCACATAATATTGGCATACCAAAAAAAACACATGCCATTAAAACTTCTTCAAAAAATATTTCAGCTGTTTGAGGTCTGGCTATGTATTCTAAAAAGAAATGATTACTTGGTATCTCTTCCATAGAAAACTTAGTTAAACCATGCAAAGAACCATTAGACCCTTTACCTACAACAACACCTGAAATATCATAAGAATCGCAACCAAACGAACCTAAATGTTCGTTTCCAGGAAAAAACCTGCCATTCTTTTTTATAACATTATTTTGTAATGCTACTTTTGGCATGTAAGTTACAAAAAATCTACCTCTTTTATTTGGTGTCCAAATAACCTTAGTATCTTTAATCCCATCTTTCCAACTAAACGAACCTTGTGTTATAAAATGTTCTTTAATTAAAGAGTCGTTGTAATCTATTTGTTGGTATATCTTTGTTAAATTAAAAATAGATTGTTTACTTTCATCTCTAAATGCATGTGATTCTGTACGAGGAAATTGTCTGTAAAATTCATTTAAAGCGTCTGGATCTGAATTTAAAGAGTTTACTTCATTTTCCCAATAATTAATTGCTCCTTGATTTATTATTTCATCATCAATCCCCCTTACTGGTTTTTCTGGATTATCTAAAACAGGCATACCATACTGATCTATAAAGCCTTCCATATTCCATTCCATCGGAACGAAAAGGGAATATAATCCACTTTTAGTTTGACCATTTGAGTTTCTCTTTGAAACATCAGAATCATAAAAAAGTTGTTTAAAATTTCTACCTCCTTTATCTAAAGCATTTGATGTAGACCCCATCATACATTTGCCTATAACTTTACTTCCTAATCTTAAACAAGTCTTTGTAACCCTCCAGTTATTTAATATATTATCAGGTCTTTCCCATTTTCCAGATTCATCATGAACAAGTAATTTTAATTTTTCACCATCATAACTGTTATCGCCTGTGTTTTTCCAATCAATAGTTGTGTCTAATCCCTCAAGTTGTTCTTCTTCATCTATTACAAACATATTTTTTTTTGTAATTTTTGCAGCAGGAACTCTATAGGCTAATTCAGTTTTTGGTTTATCCATACCATCTTGTATGGGTTTAAAGAAAAAAGGATAATTATTAGAAATAGGAACAACTTTATCAGTAAACATTTTTTTAGCATCTGAACCTGTTTTAGATAAAATTCCTACACGTGCATCTTTTGCAAGAGTTGCTAAGTTCACACATTCTTCAGAACCCATATATGAAAATCCTGAACGTCTAATTTTTAAATAACAAATACCAAAACTTCTTTTGTCAGCTTTACAAGCTTCCCAGTATAAGTAAAATATTCTATTAGCTTCACGAAAGTCTGGTAAACCGACATCAATTTTTGTCCATTGAAGATACATATAATGAGATCCTGTTATATATGTGGGAACTCCGTTATTATAAAACCAATAACCCAACTCTCTTCTATTAAATTCTTTTTCTATATAATCAACCCACTGTTCTTTAAAACTATTAGGCATTGAATGCCACTGAAATATAGTAGATATTCTTTTTAGTGTTTTAGAATACTCTGAAGCCTCCCAATATTGCTTTGACTTTTCAGATGATCTTTTATATATTTCTTTTGGAGTATTTGGAACAGCTACTTTTAAGTTGTTTATATTATATATATCTCCTATTGTTCCGTCACGAGATATAATAACCATATCGTATTTTTCATTATAACCATATTGCCAAGACCTTTTACGGTTTTTTAAAACCCTGGCTTGTTTTGGCACAACACTGTTTACTTTTATATATAAACTATTTTGATTTTGATTCTGCAAATCCTTTAGGTAAATTATTTGTTTTTCTTTCTATTCCATTGATTTTATCTTCTTCTTCTTCAATACGTTTTAAAATATCAAACGCATCAAATATTGCAAGTTTTTTAGTTGCAGCTGCATTTTTTAATCTATCAGCAGCAAGTTCATCTTCAGGATCACCAGTAATAATTTTTTCATTAGCAACTTTAATTAGGTGCTTTACAGCCTTTTCACCTGCTTGAATTATTTGTATTTTTAAACTTACTATATCCATTACTTAAATTTATAAAACATTACAAATACTTTACGTCCTTCTTCCCAAGATTTATTAGGATATTTACTATGAAAATAATTAGATGGATAAGAAACTAATCTATTTTCTTCATAACCAACTACCGTACTTAATCTCCATTTATTTAAATCTTCTGAATCTAATTTAAGTATTTCATCATACTCATCATCAGACATATTTTTTGGCATTTCTTTTCCATAAATATCGTGTTCCCAAAAAGCCGTTCCATTTAAATCTTCTAACTCTCTTGGTGATAAATATAATACTATAGCCCTATCAGGTTTTTGACCTTTAATATTCAAGTCTGAATGAATACCCCAAGTTATATCTAATTTATCCGTAGATACTCTAAAAAAACTTAGTATGTTTTCTAATTCTCTTTCTTCTTTTTGTTGTAAAATATCTAAGATAAAATAATCAAAATCTTCATTAGATTCTAAAACATAAAAATCCTTACCACCAGATATTTTCTTTTGGAAAGGATTATCTAAATATTCTTTAATTATTTTTAAAAAATCTTTATCTATAACATCATCTAATATATAAATCATAGTTTTATGGTTATATTATCAGTGTACATTCTGTATAATAAATCTCCTTCTATAACAAATTCATATTCACTAAAAGGCTCATAACAAATTTGATCTCCTTTTTTTAAACCAAGTTCTTCTAATTGTTTATTTAGATAAACTAACTCTCCTTGTAAAGGTTCGTTTTTAACACCACTACCTACAATATAAGAATCTTTTTTTGCAATAGGTTTTACAAAACAATATTTATCAAAAGCATTCCATTTATTATTTTTTTTATAGAGAAAAAATTGATCAAAATCTACAATAAATAAATCGTCTTTAATCCAGCTTCTACCGCTTTTTTGCCTACCATACATATCATTATAATATTTAAAAACATTATGATGAACTAATATAGTATCTCCAATAGAAACCTCACCCTTATAATTTATTGGAACATTTACTACTTCTGCAAATCTATTTGAAACTGTATGATCTTCTTCAGAAACACTAATGATTAATTCTTTATCACCATAGTTTCTAATATTATCATATCTTCTGCCATTTACTGGCTTTACTATAAATGAATATGGGGATTGCATTAAAAGTTTATATTATATTCCAAAGATATAGGCATAGTCATTTTAAATTCTTTCCAAAGCAATACCTCATCTCCGTTCATAATCCATATTTTATATGAATCCATAACTTTATCGTGTTGTATTAAATGAATAGCATATGATCCACCTAAAACCTCTTGGCCAACAATATAATGCATTGCGCCAGATTTATAATCTGATCCTATGGAGATTTTTCTTATGTCCAATTTATTAAATTAAAATGTAGACCCTGTAGTCAAAACTCTATAATAAACATTAATAAACATTTTTCCATCTCCTTGCGAAGGATTGGCTGATGTTTTTAAGTTTAAAGCTTGTCCAGGGGATAGGGTTACAGAGTTACCGCTTCCTACCATAACTTTAGCAACATTATTAGCAGCACTATTTACAGATGCTTTAGGCAAAGTTCCCATTAACACAGAATTATAATCAAATGTTAAGTCATTTCCAAAATTATAAACTGTTGTTCCTGGAACAAAATTAATAGAAATAGATAATATATCTATAACCTTGTCTGATCCAGGAGATGCAATTAAAACTTTAGATGTAGAAGCTAAGGTTTGTAACTGTGCTGATGTAACCTCTACATGAGCCACCAACGTATCTATCCCAAAAAATGATTGTAGTTGACTAACAGTACAAGACTTAGTCATTAACTGGTTTTCTTTGTCAGTTAAAATTAAATAATCACCTAAATCTAAATTTAGTATTTCTGGATATGCCGTTGTGTTACTTATTCTTGCCATTTATTCTTTTTTTTCTTCAGGCTGAGTAACCTCTCCTGTTTGTAAATTTATAGTAGCGTTTTCGCCATATTTTTCAGCAAGTACTTTTTCTTGCTTTTTAAAATCTTTTTGAACTTCACTTAATTCTGCAACTAATTGTTGTTGTTGAATTACAGCATCTGCAATCGCAACTTTAGTTTGCATAAATTTTTGATTTAATTCTTGAATGATTACTAATTCATCTGCATTCAATTTTACGGACTCTTCTTTTTTACTCATAATATTAAATTTAATTTGTTATTTATTTTATACAAAGATACTAATTTTATTTTTGCCTAAATAGAATCTTGCCACGTAAAATACAACTCTTCATTTACTGGGCTTTTTTCAACTTGTATGGCTGCAGAAATAGTTGCTTTCATTTCATCTACATCTACAGCTCCTTCTAACCAACCTATCACTACGTTTTCAAAAGCTTCCGTATTTTCATATGGCACAAAAGGATCACCAAATTTATAAGTAAAATCTTGTTCTCCATTTTCAGCACTCATATAAGCGTCTTCTTGTCCTACATAAGTCCACTGCACTTTGTGTATTACATTGCTTTCGCCTTCTGATTCAACATAAGCTTCCATTTTTGAAATTACCCATTTATAATTAATTGCCATAATTTTATTTTTCTAATTGTTCTATTCTTGCTTTTAAATCTTCTATCATCACTTGTTGTTCCTTTACCGCATTTATTAGTACAGCAGTTAATTCTGAGTAAGCTACAGATTTAAGTCCGTCATCTTCATTTTCTAATATAAGTTCTGGTAAAACTTTTTCAACCTCTTGAGCTATAACACCTACTTTAGTAACCTCTGTATTTATATCAGTTCTATTGTAGTAAACGCCTCGCATTTCTTTAACCTTACCAAGACAATCATCTATTTCAACAATATTTTCTTTTATCCTCGCATCAGAACCCTGAGTTATAGTACCATTAACAGTCATGTTAGCAGTTGAAGGGAAGAAGGTATATCTTGTTGATCCACCATCTCTCCAGTATACATTACCGCAATTCATGTCAAAGTAAGTATTGGCATTGTTTGTGTGAAATCTAAAGTGATTTGCTGTTGCGTTATTTCCTAAATAAAAATCACCTACACCAGAACTTGTTCTTACTAATGAAGTTCCGTTTACATGAAATTTTGCTAATGGTGTCACACCAATACCACAATCTTGATTTATTATAGTAGCAAAATTATTAACTGATATTCTATAAGCTCCACCAGTTGCAAATTGTATTGTATCCGAAGATGGGTTAAACATACCAGTGTTTGTGTCACTTGTAAAAGCAATACTTGGTTGAAAAGCATTTCCACTTGTATATCTACCACGTCCTGCTACAATATTTCCTACCGCTTCAAGGTTACCTTGAGATCTAATGTTTGTGGATACGTTTAATTCAGATCCATTAGCATCAAGTCTTACATCATAATCAGATGTACCTGTGTTGCTTGTGTGAAAATCTATATATCTACCTATTTCAGTTACAGCACCAACAATCGCTACTCCACCATTATGCCACGCTCCACTTACTGGTTTTAATACACTAATAGTACCAGAGCTTGTAATTGTTCCACCTAATACAGGTGATGATGTAGCAATTGACGTAACTCCAGAAGAAGTTTTAAATCCTGCGTCATTATTAAACATGCTTAGATTAACATCTGTAAACTGAATTTTTTGAGTATCTCCACCAGCAGAAGAATCTGCACCATAAATAATATAATCATCCAGATCTGGAGTACCATCCGAAGCCTGCATAACAAGTGAGTCACTACCTGCGTAATCTACATTTAAAGTAACTGAGCCGCTTGTTCCACCGCCTGTTAGACCTGATCCAGCAGTTACTGCTGTTATATCTCCAACGTTAGTTGTAAATCCTCTACCGTTAGTTAATTGATTATTATTTGTAATAGTACAATTTAATGTAACTGCTCCACTTGAACCGCCACCACTCATATTTGTACCTGCAGTAACACTTGTTATATCACCCGAATTATTAGTGAATGGCAAGTTACTTATAGTTGATTTAGCAACATTATTTGTAGATGCACTACTAATAAGTATTTGATCTGAAGTACTTAACGTACCTGTAGCTGTGTTAGGTGCATCTAATATAATATTATCACTTCCTGTGTAATCAACACTTACAGTAGGCGTTCCACTTGAACCTCCACCAGTCAATCCATCTCCTGCAGTAATACCATTTATATCTCCAGTACCTCCTGTAGTTATAGCAGTTACTCTACCATAAGCATCAACTGTAATGTTGTCTATTTTAGTAGAATTGGATGTTGAGCCATATGTCCCAGCACCAACTCCTCCTGTTGCCATATTTAATGTTACACTACCTGTTGTTCCTCCTCCTGTTAAATTAGTTCCTGCATTTACAGCAGTAATGTCTCCAGTATTAGATGTGAATCCAGCATCGTTACTAAATATACTAAGACCTATTTCATTAGCTGCTTTTCTACGTTCTGCACTATTATCTAATACTATGAACTCATCAGTACCAACCATCGTAGCTGTCATATCAGTAAGTTCTGATAAATCTAAAGTAATAGTAAAGTTAACGTTGGCAGATGAATTAGCGTTAAATGTTTGTGTACCACCGTCAAGACCTGTGCCTGTGGACATTGTAAGCAAACCACTCCCAACAGAACTTGAAGTTATATATCCTGCACCATTTGTAAGTTGGTTATTGTTTGTAATATAATTTGCATTAGTTGCACCTGTATAACCAAGTGTGGCTAATGTAGTTGTCGCAGATGTTAGACTTGTAACATGACCATATGTATCTAATGTTACATCTTGTATATATGTATTGCCTGAGTTATTTACAGAACCTTGACTTGATGTATCTGCATGTGATAAAGTTCCAGTTGAAGTTATTGTTCCACCTGTTAATCCACCACCAGTTGCTACAGAAGTTACACCTGAAACTACTGAACTTGAAGCTGCTCCTATAAAAGTTCTAATAGCAGAAGCATCACTACAAAAACGTATGTAGTTGTCTGTTGTACTGGTTCTAAATGCTATTGCTCCACCTATAGTACTTTGATTTTGATAATTAGATCTAAATAATCTTGCGTTAATATCAGCAGCTGAATCTCTATAAGCAATAGTACTTGCTGTTGCAGCAGTTGTTGCGTTTGAAGTTACTGTAAATGTAGTGTTACCACTTTGATTTGCAGTAGCATCCATAGAACCGCTTAATCCATTACCACTTGTTCTACCGTCTATTTGACCATTACCAACTGTTGGTAAAGATGATGATGTTATGTATCCAGCTCCATTTGTTATAGCATTATTATTTAATGATATATTAGCTGATCCATTAAATGAAACACCAGCTATAGTTCTTGCTGTTTGCAATACAGTTGCAGATCCTGCGTTACCAGATACTGTTGTTTGAACAATATTAGGTTTTGTATTAGTTATAGTTAATGTTCCTCCACTTGAAGTAGAAGTAAGTTCAGACTGTATACCATTACCCTGTGCAAAAGTTACTGTTTCGCCATTTGTAACAGTACTTGTTTCTGTTCCATTCCCTTCTTTTAACGTCCAAGAAGACATATTACCTACTTGAGAATTATCTACTTTTGTCCATGTTGTATTAGCAAACACAGCCCAATCACCTATTGCCCAGTCTGTTATTCCATTTAAGTTAGTAGAACCTGCAACAGACACTATGTAATAGTCCCCTGATGTGCCGACACTACTTGTTAATGTCGGTGTGTTTGTACTTGCGTTCCATGTACCCTCAAATTGAACCACTCCAGTAAGAGCAGTATTAATAGCTGTTTGTATTTGCGCTCCTGTTGCTAAACTTGAAGAACTACCACTTACTGCGGCAGTTATTGGTGTTACTGTTGTTGTTGTACCACTGCTTACTGTAAGTGTAGATAAATTACCTGAGTTTACTTGATTAACTTGACCAGTAGCTCCAGTTGATACAGCAGTTACTCTACCGTATGCATCAACTGTAATATTATCTATCTTAGTACTGTTAGATGTAGAACCATATGTTCCTGAACCAATTCCACCAGTTGCCATGTTTAATGTTACACTGCCCGATGTTCCACCGCCAGTTAAATTAGTACCAGCGTTTACCGCTGTAATATCTCCAACGTTAGATGTAAATCCAGCATCATTACTGAATATACTTAAACCTATTTCATTAGCAGCTTTTCTTCTTTCAGCACCGTTATCTAATACTATAAATTCATCTGTGCCTATCATAGTCTGCGTCATATCAGCTAACTCAGATAAGTCTAAAGTTATTGAAAATGATCCAGAAGTAGTAATAGTTCCACCACCATCTAAACCTGTACCTGTTGAAAGACCTACACTTGTTACAGTACCCGTATTAGTTGTATAACCAGAATCATTAGTCCATTGAGATATGTTGTTACTTGCTAAACCTAATGTTACTGAACCAGATGTTCCACCACCTGTTAATTTATTTCCTGCTACTACTGCTGTTATATCACCTTGAGGTACACCAGCTATAGCATTATCTACATATGTTTTATTCGCTGCGTCAGTTCCAGATGAAACTGTATCAACACCTTGTATTCTTCCTGTGCCTCCAAGAGTAATATCACCACCTGATACTGTTATATCATTAGCAAAAGTAGAATTACCACTTGTATCATTTATTGTTGTTGTTTTTCTTCCTGCCCATCCACTACTCCAATTATCAGGTGAAGAGTTAATTTGCAGTCCTGATTCAGCATTTATATAAAGAAATTCATTTGTTTGGCCTGTTGCTACAGAATATGCTTCACCTGCATTTAATACAAGTTGTTGTCCATTACCTCTAAGATAACCGTTAAATTGTGTGTTACTTGTAAATGTTTTGACACCACCTATTGATTGTGTACCTGAAGTTCTTACTACCGTACTGTCTACTAATAATCCTGTAGATGATTGTGATAATCCATCACCAGCTCCTACAGTTAAAGTACCTGTTGAGGTAATAGTTCCTCCAGATATTCCATTTCCAGTTGCTACAGAAGTTACTCCTTGAGCGTCACCATTAGCTGATATAGACGTAACGTGTCCTGTAGCATTTACTGTTACAGTAGCTCTTGCATATGAACCTGCAGTCACACCTGAAT